GGCGGCTGGCACCGCCCCGCTGGCTGACCGGGTCAGGCCGCGACTACGCGGATCTCGACGTTCTTGCGCGGCCGGCCGCGCAGGGGCTCCCACTCGTTGGTCTTGGGGTTGAGCCACTCCTTGCGGACCCTGCCGGAGGAGCCCTTCGCCGGCTTCTCCGCCTCCGGGGCCGGATCGCCGTCCGGCGCCGCGTTGGTCGGCTCAGCCCCGCGCACGGCCGTGAGCTTGGCCTTCTCCAGCCCCTTCATGGCCAGCGCGGTGATGGGGCGGTAGCGGACTTCGGCGAGGTTGGCGACGGCGTTGGACTCGTCGACCAACCGGAGGTGCTTGACGACCGCCTCCAGGACGTCGACCACGTCCCCCATGCCGACGGGCTCGGCGACCGTGATCTCCCGGTGCGCTGCGGCGACGTCCCCTTCCAGCGTCTCCTCCGGTTCGGCGGCCGACGGCTGCTCGGGGAGGGGGACGAGGGTCTGGGTACCGCCCTTGCACGGCTCCTCGTCGGCTTCCGACTCTGCCCCCTCCTGGGAGTCCTCGGCGGCGTCACTCTCGTCCGATTCCTCGCCCGCCTCCTCGGCCTCCGGCGGGGTGATCTGCTTCAGCGCGTCGCGCAGGTCGAGAACGGTGATGTCCTCGTCGAGTGCGTAGCCGACCAGGTCGCTCAGTTCGTCGTCGCCCTCGTCGCCGGCCACGAGCAGGTAGCGATCTCCGTCGCGCTCGGCGAGGGTGCGGCCGAGGACGGTGTAGACATCTTCGTCTCGTGCGGCGACTGCGCTCTCAGCGTTGTCGCGGATGACCTTGGACGCCTTGTCAAGGGTCTGGGCGACGACTGCGGTGTATGGGATCTCCGGGTCGACGTTCCCGGACCAGTTGTAGACGGCCTTTACCGCGGGGGTGACGTGCTCGGCGGCGGCGGGAATGACGAGGGCAACCTCTTCGTCGGTGGTGGGTTTGCCGTTGGCGTCGATCCCGAGCCAGTCGTCGAGGAGCTCGTCGATGGTGCCCCGCTCGACGGGACCGGCCCCGGCGACAGCGATGTGAATGGTGGCCAAGTGTGCTCCTTGTACGGGCACGTCGCGCCGTCCGGGCGGACGCACCGAAGATCATGACTTGTGGAACATCTTAACGTACAAGTTGAACAACAAGTTGGCCAACATGGATCGAGCCCGCCCCGGATGCGGGACGGGCTCGAAGGTGCGTCAGGTGAATCAGCCGTCGGCGCCCGCGGGGGTCGGCGCCTTGTAGAGGGCCTTGGCGAGCAGCTCCTGAAGCGTGGTGCCCTTGTAGACGCCGTAGTGCGCGGCGACACCGAACACGAATGCCGTCGCAGCACTCCAGCCGGCGATGTTCAGGTCGAAGGCCGAGGGTTCCGACACGTATTCGGTGCCCAGACCTCCGGCCGCGGACAGGGCGGCGAGGATGGTGCCCTTAACCCAGCCGGCCCAGGTCTCCTTCGAGACGAAGGCGACCAGCAGCGGAAGAACACCGCCGACCATGAGGTTGACGAGACTTACTTTGTCCATTGACACTCCGGAATTTCTAGGAGAAGAGGAGATTGAACGTTGTGCCCCACGGGACATTGTCCCGGAGAATTTCCGTGAGGCGCTGCGCGTGGCGCGCTCTTCCGGGGAAGTAGAGGCTTCTCGAAGAATCGGCAGTTCCCTGCCACAGGTAATCGGCGGAAGGGTCAGATCCGTCGAAGTAGCCGCCCAGTTCCGAGCCCTCTTCCACCAGTACGTCGTCCATCCAGAAAGCGATTCCATTACTACTGGCCAGGTATGTTGCCTTGGGAGCCAGGACGCCGGCATAGATCTGGCGGGTGCTGGTGGCTGGCGGGGTCCACGTGTAGTAGACGCGCACCCAGTCACCGTCGACCAGATCGGAGCGGTTTGCCTTGACCCAGTCGGTGTCGGGGCCGTAGCGGAACACGGCTGCCAGCGGATCCCATGCAGCAACGCTGACGGGCGGATAGCCTGCCGGAACGTTCACCCACGCCGAGATCGTGTGGGGCACTCCCGTCTTCAGCAGGTCGCCGCCCTTGGTGCTGGGATTTATGCCGCCGAGTGTGGCAATACCTACCTGCGAAGGGGGCGTGCCGCCGTTGGGACACTGGAACTTCAGCGAGCCCGCTTTAGTTCTTCCCGTGGCGCTGTCCCAGGTGAATGTGTTCGTGACTCCCGACGCCCCGTGGTACCCCCAGCGTGAGCCTGCGGAATTGAATCCAGGATTGCTGACAAGGTTGACGCGTTTCGGCTTGACCCGGATGTTCAGATTTCTCGGGGCCTGCCATTCGGGCACTCGGTAGGCGGGGTCTCGGGATTCGTAGGAAATGTAGTGCGCGTCGGAGTAGAAGTACCAGCCGATTTGCGGCGAGGAATTTCCGTAGTACACGAACGGCGTGACACACGCGTACCGAGCCGTGCTGGGTGCGGTGACGCTGACCTGTGCGGTGGACCAGATGCCGTTGGGCTGGCTTGTGTTGTCGGGCGCCGAGGACAGCCCGTCGTAGACCAGGTTGTAGTTGGCGTCGTAGCAGCGCACCCAGACGCGCCAGCTTCGGGAGACGTCGGTGGACACTGAGATGCGGGCGGTGATCCTTCCGCCGCCTGCCTTCAGCGGGGCGAGGGCGTCAGTGTGCGGGTCCAGTGCCCAGCCTGTTGAGCCGCTGGGGATGTAGAGGATGGTCGACTTGGCGGAGAAACCGCCGACCATGGCCCGTTCCTGCGTGCGGGTGGCGATGGTGCCGTTGTACGACTCGTAGCACATGTGGTCGTCGTGGAAAGCGGCCGAGCGGTCCAGCAGGTTGCCCGAGGGTGCCTTACCGAACTGGACCTGGTCGAAGGCGACGATGCTGGAGGCCGGCAAGCTGTCGTAGCGCAGTCCGACGCTCGCGTAGGCGGCCCCGTTCCAGAGCTTCCCGGCCTCACCGCGGTTGTAATCGATGGGCGCGGTCGCCGTGATGCTCACCCGCTGCCAGCTTGAGTTCAGGGTGGACGGCATGTCCGAGCCGCCGACCCAGGACAGCGCTGGGTCTACCGAGGACGGATTGGCGACGCCGAGGTCGGCGAAACCACCGGCCGGCATGAGGGTGGTGATGCTCGCCCTACCGCTGGAGCCGCTGGTGGCTGTACCGCTGATGTGGGTGGAGTACTGGGTGACGGGGTCGCTGCCCGTGGTCGAAGTGGTCGCCTGAATCGGCTGGCTGGACAGGACCGGGGCCATCACAGGCTCCTTTCGAGAAGGCCGAAGAGGGCGCCGTCCGGGGTGGCCTGGGCGACCGAGGCGAGCTTCCTGGGCGCGACACCGGGAGCGGTGTACTGGTAGACCTCGATGAGGTTGGCGGCGTGTTGGACGTAGATGCGTCCGCCGTCCGGGATCTCCGGCCAGGTCGCCATGACGGTGACGGTGCCATTGACGGTCTTCGTCAGTCGGGTGCGCGAGGCCATCCAGAAGCTGGTGGCTGCGCTGTCCGAGCGGAAGATGATGCCGTGCTCCGCTCCCGTGCCGCGGCGCGGCCTGCTCATGAAGGTCAGGTAGAAGCGCAGATCGCCGATGGGCGTGCCCCAGGGAATCGGGGTCAGCGCCCACACCTTGTATGTCGTGGTGCTCGGCGTGATCGGAGACAGCATGCCGTCGGAGACGACCCAGGTCCCGCTCGTGGTCCAAGCGCTGGTCTCTGCCCAGCTGGTGGAGTAGCTGCGGTCCCCGTTGAGGTTGGAGTTCGGCTCGTTGAAGCGCTGGAAGAACCCCTGGGAGTACGGCACGCCGTCCGAGATGGTCGTGATCAGCTGGCCCTGAGCGTCGTACCAGTCGACGTAGGCGCGTGCAGTGCTGCTGGTGGTCCCTGCGAGCAGCTTCGTGTATGCGGACACGGTCCAGCTCTGCTGCGCCGAGCCGGCGAAAGACCAGTAGGTGTTGTCTGCGGCGTCGCCGTCCGGCTTCTTGTTCTGGCAGTCGACGCGGGCCACGTAGGCGAAGTTGTTGTAGGCGACGCGGTCGCCCGCCACGTAGCCGACCTGCGGGCTCCATTGGGGGGTCCGCTTCAGCGGGACGCCCCACTGGCGCACCATGTCCGTCATCGGCAGGGGGTTGTTGCCCTGGGTGTCGGCGATTTCCCACACGTTGCGATCGGTGCCGGGCCGGATGTTCACGTTCTTGCCGAGCGCTCGCCAGACCGTTCCGTTGGTGTCCCGGACGAGGTTGTCGAGAACGTAGATCGTGCTCGACGACCAGGTCCTGGCCACGGGCGTGCCGATCGAGCGGACGCCCAGGTTGGCCGCGGCGGCGCCCTGGTTGGTGATCGTGCCGGCGTTGTTGTTTGTGGTGGTACCGGTCACGGCGGCGAGGCCAGCGGCCACGCTGAGGCCGGCGGGGTAGGCGCCTGTCGAGAGGTTGACCAGGCTCCATGTCGACGGGGACATCGTGACGGGGTTGGTTAGGGTACTGCCGACGTCGATGCGGGACGACTCGGTGACCTTGGTCCACCAGCCGCTGCCTGCAACGGGCTCTTGGCCTCGTGAGGGGTCGGCGGTGCCGGTAAGCCTGAGAAAGTTGAAGCCAGCGTTGTAGCCGGTGGCTGCGGCGTTCTTGCCGACGACCTTGGTCATGAAGGTGTGTGTGCCGGCCGTCAGGGTGTAACGGCCTAGGTACCGCGTGGAGGGCCACACGCGCGGCTTGCCAGCGATTGTTCCCAGGTAGTGGTCGACCGTGCCGATGCTGCTTTCAGCGCCGTCGATGTAGTACTTGGTCTGTCCGTACGAGGTGCCGTCGATCCCGGTGACCGACAGGTCATAGGTGCCGTCTGCGCCGACCGTGAAGTTGACGGTGACGTAGCTGTTCACCGTTCCGCTGAGCACCAGGTAGGGGGTGACGCTGTACACCCACGTACTGGTCGAGGGGGAGGTGCCGGGCGGGTTCTTGGTTACGGTGCCGGAACTGGCGGCGACAGTCATGGTGTCGGCGCGGGTCGAGGTGCTAACCGACTTGGTGGCCGTCCACAGGGCTCCTTCGTGGTCGACGACCTCGCCACCCTGGTAGGTAAGGTCCTTGTCCCAGTCGGGGTACCTCGGGTTGGCCCAGTCCGCCTGGTCCTGGTTGAGCATCAGGTTGCTGCTGTCGCCGATTTCAACGTCCCAGCCAGTGAGCGTGTTGATGAGGTCGGCGATCCCGTCCTCAGTTCCCCGTTCTCTGGCCAGCCGAACCGCCTTGCTGGTGTGCAGCCGGCGCCGGATGGGCTCGTCGCTCACTTCCGTCGTGACGCCGAACTGGTGGGCAAGGCTACTGACGGCGCTGTTCGGGGCCGTCGCGATGCCGCGCAGGTCACGCAGGATCTGCGTCTCGGTGGAAACGGTGTTGAGCTGGTGGCCGAAGATGGTCAGGAACTTGTACAGGTCGGGGTTGGTAACGCCGTCCTCGTATCCGGTGACTTCACTGGTGCCGAGGCGGTACGGCCGTGGGATCGACTGGTACAGCCGCAGTGTGTAGCCGTGATCGGTGACGGACAGCCCTGCGGTGGCGCCGGCCCGTACCCACGGCTCGGTGAGCGTGGTGTGCTGCCAGTAGTCGCTGCTGCTGCCCGGCGTGATGCCCGTGCTACTGGCCACCGCCGCATAGTTGATGCCGTTGTAGCTGGCGACGTCTCCGGTCGTGTAGGTAGTGGTACTCGACCAGTCCGTCACACCGAGAAAGACGCCGTAGTAGAAGACCCGCCCCTGAGGCAGTCCTATGTCGTTCCAGGTCCGGCCGGGTGCGCTCTGCGGGATTTCCGCGATGGTGGCGCCGTCCTCGCCGTGTGCGGGTACACCGAAGGCGTTGCGGACGATTCGCAGGCTGCTCCACGCATTCTGGGACGCGGCACTCCAGGTGAGCTGGATGTGGCCGGGAGCGACAGAGGTCGCGGTGACGGGCTCGACGCTGTACTGGACTGCGGTGTCCGCGCCGTAGAGCGACTTGCCGTAGTAGTCGTAGCCGTACGTGGCCACAGGGTGCTCCTCGCTGGTCGATCGGTCAGGCGGGATCGATGTCCCAGGCCACGCGGCGAGCGTCGTAGCCTGCGGGGAGCGCCCTGATGTACGTCAGCCCTGCCCAGCCCCAGACGGTGACGTTGGGTATCGGGTTGGGGAACTTGCTGCGGTTGTCGACGCGCATGCTGTCGCCGTGGCGGATGTTGAGTGAAAGTCGCTCACCCTGAAACCATTCGCCGGCGTAGGTGAGGGAGTGTCGGTGGTACCCCTTGGTGCCGCGCGGCAAGGTGGAGGAGGCCGTGGCCACCGAGTTGTCGTGGTCCTCCAGGTGAATGGACGACCACATGAAGTGGTCCAGGCTCGTGGGCCCGGAGGCGATCTGCCCGAGCACGCGGATGACGATGATCCACCAGCCTGTTTGGGGGCAGGAGACCAGCGGGCTGTTCTTGCACAGCTTGAGCGGGTCCGTGAGCGGCAGGTTCCAGGTAATCGGATGCCAGTCGGACTTGGGGTCGTTGGGGTGGAGCTGGTCGTCCGTGGGCCGGATCGATGTGCCAGTTCCGCGGAAGCTGGATACGGGCAGTGACCAGCCGGTCTTCGAGGCGTCGACCAGTGTGCTCACCGTGGCGCTGGTGGCGTCTCCGTTTCGCTGCATGGTGTCGAGCCGGGCTGAGACGTCCTTGTACTCGAACCGCTTGCCCGTGGCGTTGGTGTAGACCTGCGGCTTGGTTCCGATGGCCGTTTCGACGCCGGTCAACTCGTCCTGGATTTCGTTGACGTCGGCAGCGAGCACGAAGTCCCGACCGTCTTGGTGGGTCGGGAACGTACGAATCGCGTTGGGGTAGACGTTGCTCATGGTGTCCTCACTGGCCGCCGTCTGCGGTGATGTAGATCTGGCCGGCCACAGGGATCTCCCAGTCGCGGCAGATGATGTCCTGTGCGCCGGTCTGCTGCCCGTCGGCTCGGGCGAGGAGCGGGATGGTCACGTACTCCACGCCGGGGATCGCGTCGAGCAGCGCGTAGATCTTGGAGGCCGGGATCCGCTGTCCGAATGTGCTGCGTTGGCTGGACAGCAGGTCCTGCAAGGCTTTCTGCGCGGCGAGGGTGACCTCCGAGGCCCGGAAGTTGCTGTATATGCCGAGAACCACTGGGGCGGCGCTTGAGCCGATGTTGACGCCTACCAGCGTGCCGGGGACGACATCGACGTAGACCCCGGTCAGGGTGCGGTCTTGTACGTAGCGGGCCGTGGCGGTCAGCTGGTCGTCGGAGGGGATGGCGTTGTCCGCTCCGACGACGGCGATGGCGATGGAGCTGTAATGGGCGCCCACTGCTTTCGCCTTGGCGTTGCCGGGGACGGCCAGCGCCAAATCCTCGAAGTCCCTCAGGGTGACCGCTCGGTCCTGTGCGCGGAACGCCTTGGGTGCGTTCGTACGGATGGACTCGGTACTTTCGACTTCTCGGCCGCCGGTCATGGCGGAGGAGCTGGCGATGTAGACGCCGGCTATGCCGACCGAGATGTCGATGATCTGGTTGGCGTCGATGTTGCCGCGTGCGCCCCCACCGACGCGGTATGCGGCGTAGATCGGTACATCGAGGTCGGGGATGGCTCCAAGGGTGCCGTCCCCGAACGTGATGGTGACTACGCCTGTGTCGGAGCTGCTGAGGGTGAAGACCTGGTCGGCAGGTCCTGCGGTCAGCAGGCTTTTGGTGACGTGCCACTCCACGGGCGAGTTACCACCGACGAAGACACGGACGCTGTCGACCAACGCCGGAGAGGAGGGCAGGGTGAGTGCCTGATTCTCCGTTCCCGTTGAGGTGCCCAGGCTGTCGACAAGGATGAGCGTTTCGATCGCTGTGCCGGCGCTCAGCGTGAGGGTCTGCGAGCCCGCCGTGGCGCCTTCTGTGACACGGGCTGTAACGCTGCCGCCCTGTGCCGGCACTGTGACGGCTTCGTCCAACTCGAAGGTCAGGGGTGCGTCGAGGGAGGTGATGAAGGCAGTCGTCACCTGCGTCCCGGCGGGGATGATGACATCGGTTGTCTGGGTGGCCTCGGTCACGAAAGTGACCGTTCCGGTTGCTGAAGCCGCCGCGGCCGGCGTGTACCCGAGGGTGGCCGCATGGGCGAGCACTGAGGACCGCTGGGTGGCGGTTTCGAGGAACGCTTCCTTCGCTGCGGCGTCCTGGTAGTAGCTCAGGATGTCGCCCATGTACGCGAACAGGTTCACCAGCAGGACACCGAAGTCCGCCGTGTTCCGTCCGGACCACTCGGGGTAGACACGGGCGGCGTGGTCGAGCATGGACTGCCGGAAGCCCTCGAAGTCCTTCGAGGTGTAGTCAATAGCCGGCGCGCTGGAAGTCAGATCCGCCACGGTGCGTTACTCCTGAAATGGGACAGCGGAAGGAGTCCCAATTCGTGCACCGTATGGAGATCAGTTTATGAGCCGGCTGAGCCCGAGTGTTACAG